CGAACGTCATCCTGTTCGATGACATCATCACGACGGGCATCACCATCCGGGAGACGCGGCAGCTTTTGCTCGAGAAAGGCCACACGGTGCTTGTTGTGGTAGCCATACGGAACCAGTGACACAGAAAGTATACTTGAAAACTGACTTGCTATTTACCGGATAGTACGGGAATATGTGTCTGACCCGGAAAAGGAGGGCATACACATGACTACTACATTATTTGGTAAACAGGCCAGGATTATCGTGGCGGGAGGACGGGATTTTAACAATTACATTCTCCTGTCGCAAACCCTGGACGCGGTTCTGGAAAGATACACATTTTCCGAAGTGCAAATCGTATCGGGGTGCTGCCGTGGGGCGGATGCCCTGGGCGAACAGTACGCAACGGCGCATGGGATTCCTGTAAAGCGGTTCCCGGCTGACTGGTTGGCATACGGGAAAGCCGCAGGGCCTATCCGCAACCGGAAGATGGCGGAATACGCTGCGGAAGGTGACGGGATGCTCGTTGCATTCTGGGACGGGAAAAGCAGGGGAACGGCGTCGATGATACGGCTTGCGGAAAAGTACGGATTGCAAATTAAAACGATTACATATTAGTCGGCGGGTGACCACTCCTGCCGAGAAGGAGGCAGGATGGAAATCATCACAAAAAAGCTGGACGAGCTTATTCCGGCGGACTATAACCCCAGGAAGGATTTGCAGCCGGGTGACCCGGAGTATGAAAAGCTGAAACGCAGTATCCAGGAATTCGGATACGTGGAGCCGGTAATCTGGAACAAGCAGACCGGGAACATCGTTGGAGGCCACCAGCGCTGGAAAGTGTTGCGCGACTTGGGCATCACAGAACTGGACTGTGTAGTGGTCGACTTTGACCCCGAAAAAGAAAAGGCGCTCAATGTTGCGCTGAACAAAATCTCCGGTGACTGGGACCGGGGAAAGCTACAGGCGTTGATTTACGATTTGCAGGCTGCCGATTTCGATGTGAGCCTCACCGGCTTTGAGGCGGCAGAACTGGATGACCTGTTTAAAGATGACATAAAAAATGGTGTCAAGGATGATGATTTTGATGTTGACGCAGAACTGAAGAAACCCTGCATGACCCGGCGTGGCGACCTTTGGAAATTAGGCCGGCACCGTCTGTACTGCGGGGACAGCACGGATGAGAAGACTTACGATTTGCTGATGGGAGGAACCCGGGCGAACCTGGTGGTGACCGACCCGCCGTACAACGTCAATTACGAAGGAAGCGCCGGGAAAATCAAAAATGACAATATGGCCAACGATGATTTTTATCAGTTCTTGTTGGCGGCTTTTACCAACATGGAACAGGTGATGACGGACAACGCCAGCATCTATGTGTTCCATGCAGATACAGAAGGACTCAACTTCCGCAAAGCTTTTAGCGATGCGGGTTTTTATTTGTCCGGAACATGCATCTGGAAGAAGCAAAGCCTTGTTTTGGGCCGGTCTCCGTATCAGTGGCAGCATGAACCCATCCTGTTCGGGTGGAAGAAAATCGGCAAACATGAATGGTACACGGGACGGAAGGAATCTACAATCTGGGAATTTGACAAGCCGAAGAAGAACGCAGATCATCCGACTATGAAGCCGGTGCCGCTTTTGGCGTATCCGATTATGAATTCGAGCATGTCAAACTGTGTAGTTCTGGATCCGTTCGGTGGCAGCGGCTCGACGCTTATTGCCTGTGAGCAGACCGACCGGATTTGCTACACCATCGAACTGGACGAGAAGTTTTGCGATGTGATAGTGAAACGGTACATCGAACAGGTGGGCAGTTCTGAAAACGTAGAAGTCGTCCGGGATGGCGTGACCTACCGGTTTGATGAAGTGGAGGTTAAAGATGGGAACACTGACGCTGGGGAGTCTGTTTGACGGGAGTGGAGGCTTTTGCCTGGGTGGAATCCTGGCGGGAATCAAACCCGTGTGGCAAAGTGAAATTGAACCTTTCCCGATACGGGTTACAACCAAACGGCTGCCGTTCGTCAAGCATTACGGAGATGTAAATACATTGGATGGCGGTGAACTGGAACCGGTGGACATCATTACCTTCGGCAGCCCTTGCACCGACCTTTCTATCGCCGGAAAACGGGCAGGACTGGAAGGAAGCCAATCCGGCCTGTTCCATCAGGCCATTCGTATCATTAAGGAAATGAGGGAGAAGACCAATGGAATATATCCAAGGTTCATTGTTTGGGAAAATGTACCCGGAGCCTTTTCCAGCCACGGAGGGGACGACTTCCAGAAAGTCCTCGAGGAAATCTGCGGCATCTGCGACGATTCGGTTTCAGTACCTGGATCTGCGAAATGGGAACCGGCAGGATGCATCCTGGGTGACGGGTTCTCCGTTGCCTGGCGCGTCCTCGACGCAGACGCTTGGGGCGTGCCCCAGCGCAGAAAACGCATCTATCTTGTCGGACATCTTACTGGCCACTGTGCCGGAAAAATATTATTTGAGTCGGAAGGCTTGTCTGGGTATTCTGCAGAGGGCTTCCGCTCGTGGCAAAGAACTGCCTGCCATACTGAAAGCGGCGTTGGAGAAGCAGGCGGCGGTATCTGCCTGAACGACCAGGGCGGCAATCGTATGGATGTGACCCATGAGACCACGGCGACACTCCGAGCAGAAGCGCATCATCCACCGTTGGTATTGCATCATGATACGTTCGGAATCTGTTCCAAGGACAGCAACTCCATGAAATCGGACAATCCAAAATCCGGTTTTTATGGTGCGGATACTTCCCGAACGCTGGATGCCAATGGTGGGAACCCTTCCTGCAACCAGGGAGGCATTGCTGTGGTGGAGACCGTGAAGACCTTTGATGTTCGGCAGTCCTCGGACGGAACGCAGAACATGCGTAACCATGCCTACGAAAGTGAGACCAGCCGATGTGTTGATCGTGGAGGGAACATGCCCGGCAGCAATCACGGCGGTATCGCCGTAGTTTCCATCCAAGGTTCGATAATCGGACGGAAGGAAGAAAACGGTCCTCAGGGCGGCGGTATCGGGGAAGATGTTTCTTTCACGCTGAACACGGTTGACCGTCATGCGGTGGCCTGCCCGGATGTGACATACTGCGCCAGCAAGAATTCCTACTTTACCCGAGCGGCAGAGGAAAAGGCCGGGTCGCTGGTAGCTACCGATTATAAGGACCCGCCGCTGGTTAATGTGAACTATGCGGTACGGAGGCTGACCCCGACGGAGTGCGCCAGGCTTCAGGGCTTCCCCGACTGGTGGTGTTCCAATCTGGAAACGCCGGAGCCGACCGATGAGGAAATCCGATTCTGGATGGATGTGTTCGAGACACACCGGAAGGTGATGGGAACAGCCAAAAAGGCGAGAACTCGGAACCAGATCGTCAAATGGCTGAAGAACCCTCACACAGATTCTGCGGAATACAAGATGTGGGGCAACGGGGTCGCGCTTCCGTGCGTGTTCTTCGTGCTGGCGGGGATTGCGTATTATGCAAATTTATCTGAAGAAAGTACTTGACTTTTACAGAATTTTGAGTTCTGTAAAATATAATTATTAATGCTAAAAATATATTAAATAGTGCTTGACTTTATGTGCGTTTAGAGTGATATATACAGTACCGAAAGGTAAATAACACACACGGAGGTATGCACTATGAGACACGCATTTGAATTGAGAAAGCACTTTAACCTGGGAAACTTCGGCACCTCGATTTCCCGCAAGAGTTTTGAAACCAACTTCACCAAGACGAGGGAAAAGGTCACCTTCACCTTCAACGGCTGGGACGGCAAGAGCTACGACGGGGAGAGCCGCAGGGCATCCGTTTACCGTACCAATATTGACGGCTATGAAAAGTTCCGGTTTGTAAAGGTCGGCAAAGGGGTACATTACATTATCGAGAAAAAGATGATTCTTGAAAAAGCGACGGGCGAAAGCCATCCGGAAGCAAGCTGGCTGGTTGATGTGGACAGGGCTTGAGGGGGTGCTGAAGATGAAGAAGAACGCGCAGGACAGCAAAATCCAAAAAGCCAACCTGCAGGAGGCCTACAAAGGTTCCTACTACACGATCCTTGGGGCGGGTGGAGACCTGCAGGAATGGGTGGACGGTTATGAGAAAATGCTGGCGGAACAGCAGATAGGCAAGCCGAAAGCCTGGTTCACTGCCAAAGGGGCGCAGGTCAACAAGGAGTTCGGCCTGACCGGGAACGAAGCCTTCAAGGCCCGCCTGACGATCCTTTTCTTCCCGCTGGACGATTTGGATATCGGCAGGCTTGCGGTTTTCAAGCTCAAGATGGGAGACAGGTGGTTCGACGACATCATCGACAATTCCCTGCGCCGTCAGCGGGAGGCGGCAGGAACCGGAGAATAACAGTAAGAGCGATTTGCAGGGTGACGGAACGGCGCTGCCCTGCGTTTTTAATTACTCGGAATGGAGGTATTGATGAAAAACAGGAAGAAACAGCGGGCAAACCGCAAAAAGTATTGCAGTGGCCAGGTTACGGATTTACGGAATTGCCATGGCTATATAGATCCTACATCTTACAATGCGACATTATCAATGAAACGTGAAAAGAAATCGCAGCCGAAGCCGAGTTTGATCCGCTCAGTTAATTATCATTGACTCTCATAAATAATTGTTGGATTGGCAAAAATATAACTTGACTTTATGTTGTTTCAGAGTGATGTATACACTGCCGAAAGGCAAATCACGGATTGGAGGACAGGTACATGAAAAAAGGCGACCGGGTTTACACACCGAGATTTTGCAACGTAACAATCGAAGAGGTTTTTGAAAACCGGAAGGAAGCGGAGGAACATGGTTACACCGAACCGACGCATTACCACAAGGACGGTTACACGGTGTTAGGTTGGTTTTACAAACCGAACTATGCATTATTCGCAGCGGTCAAAGAGTAAAAAACGCTTCAGGGACAGGGCCGGAAGGTTCTGTTTCTCATAGAAAAAATCTATTAAAAATCGCAAAATATAACTTGACTTTATGTGCCTTCAGAGTGATATATACACTAACCAAAGAATACGCACAAGGAGGCAAGCAAAATGAACGGATACACAGAGAACAAGGCAGCCCGCTACCGCCTGCCGAACACCACCACGATGGAAGATTTGGGGATGGACCTCAACGCCATGACAGGGGCGGTCCTGAAGATGGGCGACAAAGTTTTGGTCACCGACCGGGGCTGGAAGGGATTCATCGCAGCGGTTTACGAGTTCGTCGACACGCCGGAAGAGACCGGGCTGGACGAGATCGAGTGTCGGCTGAACCTGGTCGCCATGAGCCAGGAGGTTTTTGCAGACGGCGGTCACGCCATCCAGTGGGCGATGAACGAATAAGGAACCGGATCAACTAGGGAGCCGAAAGGCTCCTTTTTCTGTTCTGTTATTTTTTAAGGAACCCAAAAATATAACTTGACTTATTCCATAATCTGAGATACAGATTTCAGTCAAAAATATATATGGATTTCTTAAAAAATGACTTGACTTTTCTGTAATTCTGAGATAGTAATTTCTCTTTTATATTGCTGTAAAAATCTTAAAAATATATCAAATAATTACAAAATACAACTTGACTTTATGTGCGTTTAGAGTGATATATACAGTACCGAAAGGTAAAAAACACAAAAAACGGAGGATTTGAAAATGAACGCAAAGACAAACGCACAGGGCAAGGACAGGAAGAACTTAGTAAAGGCCATCGCAGAGATTACCGGGCAGGCCGCGAAGTACAACGGGGCGCCGGCATTCACCTACACGGTGGGGAGCTACACGGTGGAACGCGACGGCAGCATCACCACGGAAGACGAAACCGGGATGAAGAACCTGGCGGCGGCCCTCAGGGAACAGGGATTCGAAATCGAGATGCCGGAAACGGAAACCCCGGTGGAAGAAACCGAACCCAAGGCTGAGGAAGAGATGACGGAAGGTTCCTGGACCCTGACGATGCCGAGGGCAGACTTCACGGAAACCCAGATCGACAACCTCGAAAAGATTCTGGCCAGCAAGGCAGGCCTGATAAAAAAGGCGCTGGATTGCGAAGACCCCATCGTGGTCCTCACGGAAGACCGGGTGGCATTCCCTTGGTTCAAGCGGATGCTCGGCAGCGGGGAAAGCATGGCGGTCATGCACTTTATCACGACCATCTGCAAGATGGCCAAAAACGCAAAACGGATCACAGCTAAAGAGAAGGAAGTACCGAATGAGAAATACGCATTCCGGTGCTTCCTTCTTCGTTTGGGATTCATCGGGCCGGAATACAAGGAAACCCGCAAGCGCCTTTTAGAAAGGCTGGAAGGTTCATCCGCATTCCGCACCACCGCAGAAGAACAGGCCGAAACGGCAGAACAGGAGGCTTAAGATGAGATTCCCGAGCAGAGAGACGGTAAAACATATACGGCAGGAATTCCCGAAGGGGACGCGGGTCGAGCTGGTCAGCATGGATGACCGGCAGGCCCCGCCTCCGGGCACCAAAGGAACGGTCATGGGGGTTGACGACACGGGCAGCCTCCTGATGCGGTGGGACAACGGCTCAGGCCTCAACGTAGTGTACGGCGAAGATGTGGTGCAGAAGCTGAAGACGGTCAAGACAATCTGCTACGGCGAGGAGCAGGTTTGGGACAGCCGGAAAGCTGCGATGGATTATTTCCTTGACGCGATTTTCGGGAGCGACGGCAGCGAGAAACAGCGGTACACCAACGTGTACATGAAGCTTTTGATGGGCTGGGAGGTGTGCAGTGATGACAGATAAGGTACGGGAGCAGATTTTGCAAGTCCGGGATACGGGCAAGACCAACATGCTGGACACCTACACGGTGCAGCGCATTGGGCTGAAGATGCGGCTTTACGATATGGTAATTTTCATTGAAGAGAACCGCGACGAGTATGTGAACTTCATCCTGCACGGGGATGAGAAAGCCAGACGGACAGCCGCCAAGACCCGGTTTGAAAAGGACTACGCCACCGTGATGGAAGGCGAGGACAATGCCGAGCGCATTATCCTGCAACGGAAGAATGAAATCCGCAGACTCCGGCGGGAAGGCCGCGAGTGCCGGAACGGATTCCGGATACAGTGCATCCAGCAGGAACTGGAACGGCTGGAACATGAACTGGAGATTTTGGTAGATTTACTGTAAAAAGCAAAAAAAGAAGGCTTCCAAAGCGGGAGCCTTTTTTGGTTGGTTGCTTTATCGTGATGGCTTATGTTAACTTCAAAAATATAATGTGACTCTTCATATAAGTTTATAGTAAAATATAAACAGAAGATTATGTTGTAGGGGAAGTGATTATATGAATAAAGCATTACCATTTTTTGCTTATGGCTTTTTTAAACCGGGTGAACTTGCATATTATAAAATTAAGAATATCGTTGAAAAACACCCGGAGGCATCAGTTAAAGGGGCATTGTTTGATAAAGATGGACTTCCGATTTTGGTTGACGAGGGAAGTTGCAAAGAGCATAAGGAATCTATTAAAGGCAATATTTTATATTTCAAAAAAGGTAAGGAAGAAACTGGATATACTGCAATTGATTCTATCGAACCAGATTCTTTGTATCACTGGAAGGTTATAGAAACGGAAGATGGAATTAAAGTTAATGCACTGGTTGCCGTACAAAACGTTTTGGAAATAATAACCAAAGAGGAGCAACGAACGCATTCTGTTAGAGGTGGAATTGAACTAACAATTAAAAGACGAACGATGGAGGAGTATCACTCCCCATATGATTCACCCGAATGGCATGGGTATAAAGATGTGCTATTTAACGAAGGCATGTGTTATTTAAAGCACTTTATTGAAAAGGCACAAATAGAAGATACAGAGTTGCTGAATGCCGCTAAAAGCGATGAGTTAAGAGAGCTTCATAGACTAACCCCTGATGTAATTACTCTATTTAAGGAACAGATGGCCTTTACGTTTCTTTGGACCATTATTGACAGACATAATTCCATGAAATACTTAATAGATACCAGAAATAAATTACCTGAGCAAAGAGAAGAGTTTGCTAAAGATTCTTTTTTCCAAGAGGCGGTGAAACTCTATGTACCTAAAGAGGACAGAAAACGCATGATCGTTGTTAACAGTAGTTCTCCATATACGGTTAGAGTTAATGATTCAAATGAGAATCTCAGATTTTATTTATCGGTCATCCAATATTATTATCAAATCAGATGTAATGTGGTTCATCGTGGAAAGGCCGGGGTAGATTTGGACGAAGCAGAATTGTTACACAGAGCTCTCAATCAATTGTATAAGATTATGGATTATATGTTTAAAAGAGAGTTTCCACCACCAAAGAAAAAGATAGATAACAGGAATAATGATTTTGAGGCTTGCTAAAAAGCAAGCCTTTTTTACTGCGTGAAGAGGTGAGGGCATTGCGGAAACTGCGGGGATACAAGCCGACGAAGTTCATGGCGAAGGGTTCCAAATACGACAAGGCAAAGGCTGACTACGCTGTGCAGTTCATCCAATGCCTGAAACATACCAAAGGAACATGGGCCGGTAAGCCTTTCGAACTCATCGACTGGCAGGAGAGGATCATCCGGGACGTGTTCGGGATTTTGAAGCCTGACGGCTACCGCCAGTTCACTACTGCCTATATCGAGATACCCAAGAAACAGGGCAAGAGTGAACTGGCCGCAGCGGTGGCGTTGCTCTTGTGCTGTGGCGACGGGGAGGAACGGGCAGAGGTGTACGGCTGCGCGGCAGACCGGCAGCAGGCCTCCATCGTATTCGAGGTGGCTGCCGACATGGTGCGGATGTGTCCTGCGCTGAACAAGCGGGTGAAGATACTGGCCTCACAGAAGCGGCTGATCTATCTTCCCACCAATAGTTTTTACCAGGTGCTTTCGGCAGATGCATATTCCAAGCACGGGTTCAACGTCAGCGGGGTCATCTTCGATGAGCTGCATACCCAGCCGAACCGGAAACTGTTTGACGTCATGACCAAAGGCTCCGGGGATGCCCGGATGCAGCCTTTGTACTTTTTGATAACCACGGCGGGTACAGATACTCACAGCATCTGTTATGAAACCCACCAGAAGGCAAAGGACATCCTGGAAGGCCGGAAGATTGATACGACCTTCTATCCTGTGATTTACGGCGCGGATGAGTCAGAAGACTGGACTGACCCAAAAGTATGGAAAAAGGCAAACCCGTCCCTGGGCATAACCGTGCCCATCGAAAAGGTAAAGGACGCCTGCAACTCTGCACGGCAGAATCCGGGTGAGGAAAACTCCTTCCGGCAGCTCCGGCTGAACCAGTGGGTGAAGCAGAGCGTCCGTTGGATGCCCATGGAGAAGTGGGATGCCTGTGCGTTTCCTGTCAGTGCGGATGATTTGGAAGGCCGGGTCTGCTACGGCGGGCTGGATCTTTCCAGCACAACGGACATTACGGCTTTCGTGCTGGTGTTCCCGCCGTTGGACGAGGATGACAAATTCCAGATTCTTTCCTTCTTCTGGATTCCGGAAGAGAACCTGGAACTGCGGGTGCGGCGAGACCATGTGCCGTATGATTTGTGGGAACGGCAGGGATACCTGAAAACCACGGAAGGCAACGTGGTGCATTACGGATACATTGAGAATTTTATCGAAAGCCTGGGGGAGAGGTACCATATCCGGGAAATCGCATTTGACCGCTGGGGCGCTGTGCAGATGGTACAGAACCTGGAAGGCATGGGTTTCACGGTGGTTCCTTTCGGGCAGGGCTTTAAGGACATGAGCCCGCCGACCAAGGAACTGATGAAGCTGACACTGGAACAGAAAATCGCCCATGGCGGGCAGCCAGTCCTGCGCTGGATGATGGACAACATTTTTATAAAGACTGACCCGGCCGGGAACATCAAGCCGGATAAGGAAAAATCTACGGAGAAGATTGACGGGGTGGTGGCCACGGTCATGGCTCTTGACCGGGCGATCCGCTGCGGGAACGAAACCAGCGAGAGCGTGTATGACGGCAGAGGGATTTTGCTGTTGTAAGAATGTTTTTGCAAAGGTATGTGTTCTTTTGCTATAATCAACATAGGCAATGCTATCCTCTCGCAGATGCGTTTATGGTTCCGAATCAATCCCCCCAGAGCAGAAAAGCACCAAAATGGCGTATTCTGGCACAGGTTTCCGAGAATATCTACATACTTTGCTCCACTTCGGAGGGCTATGTGAGGTATGCACCTATGTATATCCATAGTTTCCGACTGATAGCCCCTCGCAGACTTCTGGAAGCTCAGTTGTTTAATCAACAGTATCAGAATTATGAAGATATACCGAATGTGCAGGACAGGCTCCGCTGGTGCCGTCATCACATGGGTCTGATGCAGAAAGAGGTCGCAGACCTGATTGGAATAACCAGAGGACATTACATAGACTATGAGGTTGGATATGTAGATTACTATCCGAAAGAAATCGTGGACAAGCTGGCAGCGCTCTATCAAGTTCCGGTGGATGATTTACTGGACGATTACAATCGCTTCTTATATAAAGGGCAAGGGAAAATGATACGAGAATATCGTGAGAGCCTTGGCTTAAAGAAAAAGCCATTTGCCCGGTTGATACATCTTGATCCGGGAACGCTACGATGCTGGGAAAATGATGAGAAGCGAATGTTCAAAGATTCTTGGGAGAAATATTTCAAAGACAAGGTCAGCTAAACGCATGATAAAAATGTGTGTTCCGGAGAGGAGTTCCCTCTTTACCGGCCTTCACTATATATATCTCCTGAGAGCGACAAATTGTGACAGGTTTTTCAAAAAACTTTATTTTACCGATACGTCGAAATCCTTAGTTTCCAGACCAAGATTTCTCTGAAACGCCATCCCTTTCTCAAATGCAAAACACCACATCAGATCTAACTCTGTTGCTGTTAGTCTGTTGTGCGAAGTATCGATTCGCATAATCAGTTCTTGCGGGACATCGTATTTCGCAAGTTCATCCAAGGCCGCTGATGCTTCCTGCAATGCAGCCTAATACGCTGGGTTTGGATAAGGATCAAATTCGTGGCATGGTGGTTTGACACCCCGGTAAAGGTCGATAGTTCTCATAACATTTCCTCCTTTGATTTGTATAGCGACATGATTTGTCATCGAATAGAAAAAGAGAGCCGCAACCGAACCATAATATAGAGTTCAGCTACGGCTCATCCCGGCATTTCAAGCTCCATGTTACCCGAAAGGATAAGAGCTAAATGCCTTTATAAAGTGTGTGTACAGGACTGGCTCTGCCAGGATGCCTGTCTACTTATACAACAATCAGGAAAGAGAAACAGGTGACAAAAACCTCTATTTTCTTCCCCTATAATCTTATACGTTTTAAGCCTGCAAAAATGGACACCATTTAGAAAAAATTTGAAAAGAAGAGTGCGACTATCATATCTGAAACATGATGGTCGCACTCTTAGATGCTCCAATATAATAGACGCACGAAATGAAAAAGCGCAACCGATTTTTTGCGCTTTCTTCAAAATTTATTTTTCTTCCTCCGGATCGGGAGCCAGCAAACTTTCAATCATAGCATTGACCACCCGGTAATCGTCAGACACAAGCATTTGCATCTTTGCTTTGTCCTCGTCAGTCGCATCTTCTGCCAGTCCGGAACGCATGATCTCTACGGCTTTATGAAGCATCCGCTTTACATCGTCCATCGTATGATCCATCGTTGTACCTCCATTGCCGCAGCAATCTGACACAGAAATAAGATCAGATGTAACTGCTGTTCTACAAATATCATAACATATCCATCTGTCTTTTTCTACTGTCAAAGAGCGTCCGAAGGATGCGTAGCCGCGTGATGGAATCATGCGTTCTCATGGGGGCTTGGGGGAAACCCTCAACAAGCGTTTGGGGCTATGTGGATAGCCACAAGCATTGCTTGCCATTTGTGCGCTCCTCTCAAAATAGCGCAAAACGTCTTGACCGATTCGGTTATTTATGTTACACTGCATACAAATAACCGATTCGGTTATTTGAAGGAGCAGAATAGTAATGGAAAAATTTTTAGCGCTTTCACATGAGAAACAGGCAACAATCCGTAATGCGGCGCTTGCCTGTTTCGCAAGACATGGATATGAAAAAACGTCAATCAATGATATTGCGGTGACTGCTGGTATCTCAAAAGCGTCAATCTTTCAGTATTTTGGCAATAAGCAGACACTCTATCGGTATTTGCTTGACTTCTGCATAGCTCAAATGAAACAAGCCTACGATGCAGACGCATTGGAGAAAAATACGGATTTCTTTGACCGTGTATGGGAAGCCAGTGTAATGAAAGTGGGGAACTTGAAAAAGCATCCGCATATTGCATCATTTATCGCAAGTGCGGCAACAGAGTCAATATCGGAATTGAAAGACGCTATACTTTCTACAACAGATGAAAAATTTATAGAAACGCTGGTCCTGTATGAAGAAGATTGCCAGAAATTCAAACGTCCGGAGGATGCAAAGTTGCTGTTTCAGATGCTTATGACGCTTGCATGGGGTATGTCTGTTCAGATGGAGAATGGGGCGGATTATAATGAAATTATGAAAAAATTTAGAAAAATTTTGGATATGTTAAAACACAACTTTTACAAGGAGGAATATTTGCCATGAGCAAGCCGGTAATTGTCCTAAACGAACTTACAAAAAGCTATGGAAAACATCGAGGAATTGAAAACATTAGCTTTACTGTTGAACAAGGCGAGGTTTTCGGCTTTATTGGCCCCAATGGAGCAGGAAAATCTACCACAATCCGTACTCTAATGGGCCTGCTGAAACCCACCAACGGAGGAGCCTCTATCTTTGGGTTAGATTGTAGTCGGGAGCCCGCCCGTATCGCAAAGGATGTGGGGTATCTTCCCAGCGAAAACTGTTACTACAACAATATGAAAGTAAAAGAAATGCTTTTCTACACAGCAGAACTCTATGGTGTGAATGCCCACAGCCGGATGGAAGAATTAGCGGAGCGGTTGAATTTAGACTTATCCAGGCGAATTGGCGATTTGTCTTTAGGGAACAAGAAAAAAGTTGGCATTGTGTCGGCTCTGTTACCCTCTCCGAAGTTGCTGATTATGGACGAGCCTACCAGTGGCCTTGACCCGCTCATCCAGCAGGCTTTCTATGATATTCTGAAAGAAGAAAACAAACGAGGTGTGACCATTTTTCTGTCCTCCCACGTTTTGAGTGAGGTGCAAAGACTTTGTGACCGTGTAGCCATTCTGCGGGAGGGGAAGCTGATCAGTGTTCAATCCATGAAGGAACTGCGGGAAAACGGATACAAGAAAATCTCGCTGACAGCAAAAAGCGCCATTCCAGAGGATTTCT